CTAATATTAAAACTGTGTTTATTAAAAATGAAATTAAAAATATGAAAATAATAAATGGCATACCAACTCCTAAGTTACCTAGGTCTATTATTAATGATAGTGTTATAATGTTTTGTATTTGTTATTTGTTGTTTAATGAAATATTAGAAAATTCCAAAAAAACACAGATGGATAGTAATGGTATTGGTGTTTCAAATTTCCATGGAGGTCCAGAACAAATATTTCGAACAATGTTTAAGAAAACCAATTTAAAAATGTTTGAAAAGGAAACTGAAAATTTTACAAAGGAACAGTTGGCAGAATTGTTTGATTGGTTTGCTGCTGATGTTGTTGAATGGGATAAATCTGTTACAAAACATGACATGCTATCTGTTGTATTTAAGATGTTTTTAAAAATAGATTGGAAATATTTGTTACAAACTGGAATTAATCAAGCTTGTTTTGTTTATACTTTGTTTTGTTATTTTGCAACTTGGTATGTTGGAAACTTATTATCAGTAACTAAAGATAAAAATTGTCCTTTATTACTGTTTTTGGGTACAATGCCTAGTGGAACTTATTTAACGGCATATGGTAATAGTGAAATAAATAATATGAAGGCAACTAGAGTAGAATTTTTAATTGATTATATTTATTATAGTAAATTTTTGAATTTTGATATTAAGTTAGGGTCAGCTCTGATGTGGGTTACATATGGTGATGATTTGATAATGGCTTTGTTGAAATCAATCAGGGAAATTTTACAATTAAATGATGAACAATTTGGTATTATTGTAAAGTATGCTTATAGAATGAAATTTAAAGATGATTTTAAAAGTAAAAAATATTTTACTAAATTGGATAAAAATGATGAACCATTATCATTGGAATGTAATTTTTTAAAAAATTATTTCATACTAGAGGGTGATTCTATATTTACATATCGGGATCATAAAGATATCATTCCTAAGATTTATAAAAACGCACATAATGTAGGTTCTACGGTGCAAGAGTGTGTTAGATTAATAGGATTGGCTTGGTCTGCTGGTAGAAATAAGGTAGCATATGATTTAATTAAGGGGTTATTTGATAAGAATAAACCTAGATTACAAACTATTGTTGATGAAAGAACTTTAAATCAGCAAAAAATTGGTTTTAAAATTGCTGGTGTTAGAGCTGATATATTGAATAAACAATTGATGTTTCCTGCACATAGTTATATATTAAGCAAGCAGGTTTGTGATTGGTCTACAAAAAGTATGATAGACATGAATGATGAAAGATATATAGAAAATCATTTAATTTGTTAGAAAAA